ATGAAACGAATTATTTTACATTGGACCGCCGGAAGATATTATCCGACCCAATTTGAAAAACAGTACTATCATTTTTTGATAGACAAAGATGGCAGAATTTATAATGGAATTCACAAACCGGAAGATAATTTGAATTGTTCTGACGGGAATTATGCAGCCCACACAGGTGGTGGGAATACAGGTTCAATCGGAGTTGCGCTTTGCTCAATGTCAGGATTTAAATCTCGAGATAATGTCGGGAAATTTCCGATTTCGCCTATTCAATTTGAATCTTGTATGAAATTTTGCTCAGAACTTTGCAAAAGATATTCAATTGAAATTACTCCACAAAACGTCATGACACATTACGAATTTGGACAAAACAACCCTAAAACAACTAGTTTTGGCAAAATTGATATAGTTTATCTTCCACCTTATCCTTGGATTGCGAAAAAAGATATCGGAAGTTTTATCCGCTCAAAAATCCGTTGGTATAGTGAAAGAATTTGAGGTTAGAAAAAAATATGGATATAAATTATTTTGATTTGTCGGGTGGAATTTGCCAATCTTCGACAAAGACAGAACTTGGTTTGAGTTCAAAAATTCTTTATTGGACGGATTCAAAAAATATTGAACTCTATAACAACAAAGGAATTGTAAAACAAAAAGGTAACACATTATTACTTAATTTGCCTGATAAAGAGCCAATCATTGCAATGAATGAAATGGAGTCTGACGGACTGTACAAATTGATTATCACAACAAAAAGCGGAAAAATTTATGTATACTCTGAATCTTCAGGGAGCTTAAAGCTTTTAAACAAAACAATCTCAGGCAAGAAAGTTCAATTTGTAAATTTTTTGCGAGGAGTTATTGTCGCAACAGAATCTGATGAAATGTTTTATATAAAAGACAATTCTAACTTTGATATTGTTGATTGTAATCTAAAAAACAAAGCCGGAAATATATTTTATCCGGATTGCATAACTGTTTATAAAGGCAGGGTTTGGTGTTCAGATACTTCAACAATTTATTATTCCGCACTCGGAACTTATAATGATTTCAAAACCGAAAATGATGCCGGCTATATCAGTGATTTTCATACCGATACCGCAGATATAACAGCAATTCATACCTATAAAGATTATCTTGCGATTTACAAAAAAGAACGAGTTTATTTATTATCCGGTTCAAATCCGTCAGATTTTTCAGTGATGTTATTCGCCGATAAAGGCACAATGGCAACAAGCTCAATTGTAAACGTTGATAACAAACAATATTTTTTAAGCAACGGAATTTTTGCACTTGAACAAGTAGGAGAATTAAATCAAATTCGTTTAGGGTCAGAAATTTCAAAGAATATCAAAAATGAGTTTGACAATTTTGACACCGCAAGACTTAAATATACAAAAGTTCTGCACTACGAAAATAAAAATCAAACTTGGCACTTCTTTCCTTATTTAGGAAACGAATACTACAATACAATTTGGATAAACGATTATGTAAATCACTCTTGGTACAAAAGAGAAGTTCCACAAAAAATTACAACTGCCTGCAATTTTCATTCTTACATTCTAACTGCAGATACAGAAGGAAATGTTTATTATGAAGATTACGGTACAACATTTAACGGTGAAAGCATTTCTTTTATGTGGAAATCTCCATTTTTGTCACTTGGAAATGTTCATCACAGAAAACTCATAGAAGAGTTTTACTTTGTCCTTGATGATGAATATGATAACAAATTTCAATGCTCCGTTTACAAAGACTATGATGGCAAATGTGCTGATGATTATGAACATATAGTTTCTCGTCATTTCAATCAATTGGTTTGGGCAAAAAACGATGATGAAGACTCTAATGATAGCAACTGTTGGGCAAATATAGATGAAAATGTTCCGATTTGGACAATAGGAACAGATGTTTTAGAAAAAGCAGAAATTTGCGGAAGTTGTTATTCCGTCCAAATTTGCGTTGAGGGAAGCGAAATCGACGACAATTGCGCCATAATCGGTCTTCAATTCAGAGAAATTTATAACGACGATTAGATAAAATCGTAAAAATATATTGTGTACTACTTTGTAAAATGAAAGGAAAATGAAAAATGTCAGATTTTACAACAACTTATTCTACCTTTATTCCTGAAATTTGGAGTAAAAAATTAAATCAAATGTTAGAAAAAAATTGCGTAATGATGCAATGCGTGAACAAAAATTGGGAGGGAGAAATTTCTCAACAAGGTGATACCGTCAAAATTATTACCCCTGCAGATGTAACTGTTTCAACCCTAACAAGTGATAATATCACATACACCAGCCTTGCACCAAAATCACAAGATTTGGTCATCGACCAAAAGAAATTCTTTGCATTTAAAATTGATGATGTTGCAAAAGTTCAATCAAATATGGACATTATGGAAGCACATTTAGTTAATGCTAAAAAAGCGATTGAAGAAGTCCAAGATTCATATCTGCTTGCAATGCATACAGATGTTACAGAATCAAATACAGTAGGTTCAGAATCTTCACCAATCACCTTAGATAAATCAACAATTTACGAACACTTCGTAAAATTATCTTTGGCATTAAAAAATTCTGACGCAGTTCATACAGGTGTTCGTCCTTGGGTAGTAATTAACCCAAACATCGAATCTTACTTGTTACAAAGTCCGGAGTTTATCAAAGCTTATAATGTCGCAGACGAAACTCTTAGAGATGGTGCAATTGGTCGAATTGCCGGAATGGACGTCCTTGTTAGCACGAATTTAACAGACATTGATAACAAATATTACGTACTTGCAGGAACAAATGATGCAATCACTTTCGCATCTCAACTTGCAAAAATCGAAAGCTTGAGAGATAAAGACAGCTTTTCTGATTTAGTTAGAGGCTTGTATTTGTATGGTGCAAAAACAGTTCAACCAAAAGCCCTCGCAAAAATGATTGTTTCATCAAAATAACCAAAAGGAGAATTTTAAATGCAACTATTTTCAAAAACAAAAACTAAAATCAAAGAGTTGGCAAAAAATGCAGTTTTAGTTGCAGAAGCAGAGCTTGGAAGCGGAAAAGGTCAAGAGAAGAAAAAACTTGCAATTGAATATGTATTAAAAAACCTACCTATTTCTAACTTTTTGAAAAGCATTATTTCAATCTTACTCTCAAGTTTTATTGATGATGCGATTGAAATTTCTGTAAACTATATGAAAACTTTGTCAACCACACAAGGAGAATAAAACTTATGCAAAATCAAATAAATTCAAACAATATCTCATCATCTGCCGTGACTCCACAGATGAATTATACTGATATAGTCAGCCAGCTTGAACAGGCAATAGCAACAGACACCCTGCGATTACAAACAATGTTACAGCAGGGAGTTATTACAAAACAACAAGGACAATATTTAATGGCTCAATTGGCTAAAAGGGCTAACGAAATTAACATGTGCAAAAATTCTGTGCCATTTCCTAATCAAGCACAAACACAACAACCACAGACACAAAATCAAATGTCACCGCTTGAAACTTTCACAGAACAAAACCCTGAATTTTTCAATGTTGGAGGTCGTAATGCGGTTCTTGACTATATCAAAAATTACAACTTGGATAAAGATGAGATATCACAAGTGGCTAAGATTGTTGAACAGTTAGAAAATTCCGCTGTTAACAGCTACTTGAAGAAATCTGCACACGAAAAATCATTGAATGACGAGAACTCTGCTGCTAAAAGTAAGTTGAATGCTTATGCTCAAAATTCAACAGGAAACAGCAATATGAATAGGATTTTTACACGTGAAGACATCGGCAAAATGACTAGTGAAGAATTCACCAAAAATGAAAAATTGATTATGGATCAAGTAAAACAAGGTCTAATCAAATAGGTAAAATTCTTTCAATAGTCTCTCCTCTCCTCCCACCTACGTGGGAGATTGGGGAGAGAAAAATAAACAGAAAGGAGTAAAATGAATTTTTTAGAACTTATAAACAAATGTTTGCTTGAACTCAATTACAAGCAAGTAAATGCCATTAGCGAACTTGTCAAAAATGACCACAAACGTATAATGAGTATCCTAAATGTTATAAATAAAGAAATTTGTAACGTTGAACCTTGGAATTTTTTAATACGAAAAACAACGTTAGCCCTACCCAAAGGTAAAACAGAGATTGACAATCCCGTTTCCGGTCGGATTTGGTATTTGATAATTTCAGGGGAAAAATATAAATATTCTCCAGACGTGGAGAGCTTTTTGACAGAAAAAAACAAAGACCATTTTTATAGTGCATACAATGACAAACTATTACTCCCAAAATTTGACGAAGATAAAACAATTGAAGTCGTATATTACACCTCTAATTGCGTAAAAACACCTGACGGAGAAGAAATGAACGACTTTAAAAACGCAACTGATTGCTCACTAATTCCAATGCCATTTGTCGAACAGTTATTAGTTTACGGCACATGCCTGAGATTAAAAGCAAATCCGCAATATATCAAATTCACATATTGGCTAAGCATGTACAAAGAAGCATTGCTGAACTTGAAATCAAAAAGTAATATCTACATTTTTGACTCGCCAGTAATAAGACTATACAGGAGATAGGGCAAAAAAAACAGGAAGTCGTTTTCATTCCCCCCTGTTAAGATTTACACTAGCCGAAATATAAATAGCATGTATATTATACAAATTATTTGATAAAAAAACAAATTATAATAAGAAATGTAAAGAGATGCAAAATATAAACAACAAAGAAAAACAATTTGTCGCAGAGTATATAAGAACTCTTGATTGCGAAAAAGCCGTGAAATATGGGAAATTCAAAACCCTTGACCCGAAAAAATTAGGGCAATATCTGTTATGTCAAGCGCATATTATCAAAGAAATTAAATGTCAATTGAATAAACAAATTGATTCTCTCAATGTTCAAAAAGGCTACGTAATCCAGAAACTCCTACAGATTGCAGAATTTTCTCTGGCAGAAGAAGACATTTTGGATAAAGATGGCAATTTTACAGGCAAACGAAAATTGAGAGATGCCGGAGCGGGATTGAAAGCGCTTGAAAGTCTTTGCAAATATCTTGGATTTTCAAGTCCGCAATCAGAAGAGAAAAAATATATTGATGCAAAAATCATCACAATTTCCAACCTTGATGATAAGAAAATTTAAACTAAGAAAGGTAAAAAATGAAAGAAGATAAAAATATTGAACAAATTCTCCTCAATGACGAAGAATACGAAAAGATTTCAACAAAAAAAATTGAGAGCGATTTTGTTCAAGAAATAGATAAATCAAAGAATAAAACATCAGAAATTATTACAGACATAAAACTTGCACCTAAAAACAAGTTATTTTCAAAAGATGCAATTTACTTAATTCTAAATAAAAATAGCAGAACTAAATCTTACGTAAATGGAATTCAAGCCGAGGGATTTTTAGGAAATCAAACTTCGACAAGAGAAAAATTCCTAACAGGTGAGATTGACTCATTTGCCAAAGACGATTATTTCGTAAAATTTTTAAAAGTCAGAATTTAAAAATGTGTAAATTTATACAATTAACTACCAATAATCTTTTCACTAATTTGCACTATATTCCACTAATCTGGGAAAATTATACTAAGTATTTTAAATATTTACAAGACGATTTTTCCGATAACGACATCAACATATTGTCACTTGTTGAAAAAACTGTTCCATATTTTTGGATAATTATTGATAACAAAAATCAATATATGGGATTTGTTTTTCTTGATAATTTTGTCGGGAACAACAATGCTTTATACAGTGCGGAATTAACGACTTGTTTTGAAAAACATGCGTGGGGTGATTTTACAAAATATAGTGCAAAGATTTTTTTAGAAAAATGCTTCAAGGATTTTGGATTCAAAAAAATAAAGGCCTTGATTTTCCCAGACAATTTTAGGGTCAAAACACTTTTAAAAGCTTCGGGCTTTAACTACGAAACTACTCTCAAATCCGAAACTTTACGAGGTGGAAAGCCCCAAGATATTGAAATTTATTCCCTATATAAAACTACTAGCGAGGTAAAACATGGAAACATTCATAATTCCTGCATTTGATTATGCAGATGAACAATTTTTAATCAATAATATTATATCTAAATACGATTATTACAATGATATTCGAAGCTCTCAGATTTCTGACAACAGATTAATTAAGCATTCAATTTACAACTCAGATATTCCGGCGGTTAATAGTTGGGATTGCAAAATCCAACTCCCTGAGATTTACGAACTGGCACAAACTCTGAAATCTCATATTGTGCAAAATTTATACTCACACCCGGACGGAATGTTTGATGTGTCAGGTGTTGATTACAAAACTCAAAAATATGCCAACAAACAAAAAGCAATGCTTGTAAATACATTTGAAACAATGAAAATTGAAGATGAGATGGAAAAGATTATTGATTCTGTAGTCGAAACAGGCGAAGTTACTCTTTTTGTCGGTTGGGAAACCAAAACTCGAAAAGTCCGCCGAGCATTATCACTTGTTGAGCAATCAGAAAAAAATATTCAAGATGCTTTTGTTGTTGAGGACAAAGTTATTTATGACAACGCAAAAGTTAAATTCATAAATTATGAAGATTTTGTTTTTGACAAATACGGTGTGGATAATTGGGACACTTGTTCAAAAATATATCGAACTTATCAAACTTTAGATGACATCAAATCAAGTGATACTAATAATTTGCTAGATATTGAAAAACTGGAAATATTGAGAGGAGTGGTGGCAAGTAAAAAATCAAAAGACGAAAATTCGTCAAACAGAAAAATTGAAGTTTTAGAATTTTGGGGTGACATTGAACTTCCCAATGGCGAAGTTTTGAAAAACAAACTTATAGTTGTCGCAGGAAGAAAAGTAATTATCAGATATGAGGACAATCCTTTTGTAATAAACCCGTTTATCCATGCAAATATTATAGAATGCCCATCAACCGGTCGTGGAATCTCGCCATTAAGGGTTGCATTGATTTTAAATAATATATCTTCAACAATTTTGAACAAACAGCTAGATGCACTTGCACTAATGATGAATCCTCCATATCTTGCTCCGAAAGGCTGTTTTAGAGGACAACAAGACGTTAGCCCCGGAAAAATTATTGAATACGATGCATCACTTATGACAACAACTCCAACACCTTTGTCCTTTGACAAGGCAATGACCGGTTGGGATTTTCTAAATTATTTCAAAACAACTATTGAAAGTGCAACAGGAATTTTCAAAAACATGGCTGGAAATGTTGAATCCGTAGATAGAACTGCTACAGAAATTAACTACTCTGTAAACGGTCAAGAAGCCAGATTAAATATGCTTCTTGAATCAATAAATCGTAAAATCATTGTACCAATGGTCGAAAAAACAGCAGAACTTATAGCCAATTTCAAACTCGGGAAAGAAAATATCTTGGTATCTGATAAAGGAAAAATTGAGTTTATAGAAATTGATGATAATGTAAGGAATTCAAATTATATCTATAGGTACGGGGATAGAAAAGCGACATTTGAGAGAAAATCAAAATTGAAAGAACTTTTTGAAGTAATTAAATCATTTGCACAAATTCAAGAAGTTTCTTCAAATATCAATTGGTTGGAGTGTTTCAAATTTGCACTTGAACAATACGGAGTTGAGAATGCGAATAACTTCTTAACTTCACAGGAGTAAAATTCCTACATTATTGAACACAATATTAGGGAAACTAATGTCCTCCACTTGCGGGAGGACCGAAATCTTTGATTTCGAGGAGGGGTAAAATGTCCCAGCGTTGTGGATTGTTACGTCACTCCGTAAAGAACTTATTCCCTTATTCCCCTTTAGCCTACAACCCAGAAAGAAACAAAACATGAAATACAAACTACTTGATGCCCAACGAAAATTCCTAGAGATTCCACACAATTATTCACTTGATGTTGCAGTTTATCAAGGCGGATACGGTTCCGGTAAAACTTTTGCCGGTTCATTGCTTGGAATTCTTCTCGCATTGAAATTCGCGGGGATTAGAGGACTTGTTGGAGCACAAACTTACACACTTGTGCGAGATACAACTTTAAAATCTTATTTTGAACACTTAGACGAAATGAGCTTTGTTGAAGATGTCGACTATAAGTGGTCATCGACTGAACAAAAATTGACGTTTCGTAATGGTTCAGAAATTCTGTTTCGGCATTTTGATGAACCCGACAAATTAAAATCCTTAAATCTGGGTTTTGTTGAAATTGAGGAAATGTCTGATATTCCGTATGATACATTCAAAGTTTTGCTTGCAAGAATGAGGCAAAAGATATCCCAAAATTGGGACAATTTCACATATAGGATTTTTGGACACACAAATCCGGAAATCCAACGAGGTTGGGTTTACAAAACATTTGTTGAAAATCCTGCGCCGAATTATAGAATGATTTGCGCACCGACAACACAAAATATCTATCTTCCGAAAGGTTTCTGCGAAGAGCTAAAAAATTTGTATGATGAAAGTTATTATGAAATTTTTGTACTTGGCAAAACCGGAAACTTCAACCAAAACCTTGTAGTCAAAGACTTTACCAAAGAAAATGTCCGAGAAATCAAATACCAACCGAATTTTGATATTCATATCAGCTGCGATTTCAACGTTGACCCAATGTCTTGGGTTTTAGCTCATAAAACAGAAGACAAAGTGTTTTACTTTGATGAATTGGTTCTTGAAAATACCACAACCGCAAAAACTTGTGATGAATTTCACAGAAGATACCCAAATCACAAGGGAAAAATCATTATAAACGGTGATGCATCAGGCGATAACCGAAGTTGTACAAGCGAATATACAAATTACGTAATCATAAAAAAGAAACTGGAGTCCTTTGGCTATGACGTAGAAATTAAAATTAAGGCTTTTAATCCGCCAATAAAAAACCGAATTGCCGCATTCAACGCAAAAGTACGAAATGCTAACGGAAATATTGGTTTATATATTTCTCCAAAATGCGAAAAACTTTTGTATAACATTTACAATCTTCGATATGTTGAGGGTACGTCAAAGATAGATGTCCCAACATATTCACAGATTAAACAGTCTAAAGAGCTGAAGTTTTTATCACACCCGTTTGATGCTGCATCATATTTGGTAGATTTTTATTGGCCGATAGTCTTATAAAGAAAAGAGGTTAAAATGAACACTTTATTATATTATTCCCCAGTAATTGTCGTTGTTGTATGCTTTTTAGTTCAACAAAAAATAGTTGTCACACCGGAACAATTGGAGAAAAAACATCGTGAAATTATCAAAGATACTGAACAAAAATTTGTCACAATCGACAGTTATCACGATTTAAAATCAAACTTTTCCGAAATGAAAGAAAAGATAGACAAAATCTATGATTGCTTGATTATGGGCTAA